CGACGAGAATCTGCAGAACCTGTAAATGTTAGCGAAGAAGTTCCGATACCCAAACCTGACTGAATATAAACTGGTGGAGCTTCAACATAACCATCTCCAGGCTCGGTAATCGTAACCCCAGCGATAGAGCCATTTTGAATGTCTAAACTTGCTGTTGCTTGAGTTTGGAGAACGGCAGTGCTGCTTGGCGGTCCAATATAAAGGAATGTATCAAGTGGAATTGATGAATAGTTTGACCCAGCATTATCAATTGAGATGCTTTCGATATACTTCTTAAATGTAGGTGCAGAACGTGCCATTCTTTAGTCCGAAATCTTAGGTGTCATTGTAACAATCAACCCAGCTCTAATATTATTTGGAATATCAGATGACGATTGATCATTGATCAGAATAATATTTTTCGATGGGAGAGGAACAACAGCACCACTTGATGCAGTTAACACCTCAGAAGTTCTTTTCAAAACTTCAGTCTTGATGTCTTTCGCACTCTCGTGAGGAATTACTGAAACTCTCAAATCAGTCGCTGAACCGCTGATCGAAGAAACATTGAGAGAGTTTATCTCGACTCTCCCAGTATCGTAATCAACTGTTCCTAAATTATTTTCGACAGTCACATTTTTGTCAGTAGTTTTAAGAACTAATCTGCCAATGCCATTATATGCTGGTGAAACAACAGTATCTTCAGGGATATCAGTCACATAAACTGAGTATGTTGCCCCATTAATTGTTGCTAAAAAATAATTTGAAGAAACTGAACGAGGATTAATCTTATTATTAAATGGTAATGTATATTTAGTATCAACCCCAATAAACGGAACAGAGCGTTTCGTTAAACGCTGTTCTAAGTTCACTGCTAAAAACGAATTAGAAATACCAGTAATTCTATTTGTCAGAACAGAATAGTAAAAGTTTTTATCGAGAGTATTCAGTTCTGTATCAAAGTAATTTGAAATTTCGGCAGTCACCAAGTCTTTTAACGCACCTGAAGTGATAGAAGTTTTCTTAGAGTCATATGAGACATATACATTTAAACCAATATATGTGTATTCTGGATCAACGAAATCAGTCGTAATTGAAACTGGTTGACGAGGTTCAATCGTTTCTCTTCTAATTGTGTCTTTGTCGTCTTGCGTTATAACAGTTCCTGGTTTAGGTTGTAGTGAAACAAAAACCTTACCATAAATTGGTGGATCATTATCCTCACCACCCCAAACTGCAACAGATTTGATATTTGGGTTAGAAGCCAACACCAATGCCTGATAATCATTAGCTGTAACCGCACGATTTTTAGTAGCATTAAAGCGAGGAGCATTGAAGCGAATACTATCTACGGACTCTTGTGTCGCGCCACCAGCAGAAGGTTGCGTTACCGTCAGAGTAACAGTTTCACCAACGGCAGTAAACTGAGAAGGAGCAGTGAAGTTCGTTGCTCCGTTGGCGTTCGCGCCCTGTGTTGCTAAATATGTTAGCCGAACAATATTTCCAGCAACCAGAGATTTACCTATAACATTATCACCAAAACGAACTTCATAATTACCATTAATTGCCTCTTCAATATAAAAAATATTTGATGTTGGGGTAACACTTAAGATATTGTCTGAAAATGTGAATGTAGTTGTGTCGCTACTAGAAATACTTTCTTGAACTGTGCAAACAATTGTAGTTGTATCAACATCGGGGTTGGCCATTACTACTGGACCTTGTTCACCACCTTCTGCAATTATTTGCGAGTTATCAACAAAAGAACCTTCTGCAATTATTACACCAGTAAAATCAAAGACATCATTTCCTGCGTTATCTTGTGTTTTGTTTACAGTATAATCTGTGATCGGAAAAAATTTGAAGGTTTTACCGTTCAAAGAAGTTGTGAATGCTGTTCTTCTTGAAATAGTTAAAGAACCTTGTGAATACGTGGAAGGTGGGGTAATCTTAATATCAATTGTTGCTCTTGAAGATCTAGCAGAGCGAGCTGTATATCCCATCGTTTTAGCAATAGATGCAACTGAGTTTCGTTTCACAGCAGAATCAAGGAATGCTTCGTTGGCGACCATATGAGCTAGGAAACCGTTATACTGTGTATTATAGGCAAGCAAGTCTATAAGAACTGATAAACCTGATGCCTCGAAATCGTAGTCAGCATATTGAGACTGCGACTGCAAAAATGTTTTTAGATTATTTTTGATTCCATCGAAATCAAGTTCTGTTAATCTTTTTACCGCCATTTTAGTTCTCTTTTTTCTTTTATTTATTAGGTTCCAACAGTGACCGATGAAGATCCTGCTGTTATAGTTCCTGGACAAGATACTGTTGCACCCAAATATGCTAATGCCTTTCCACCAACAGTAACAGTGGAACTTCCTTGATTAACTTTTTGACTTGGATGTGGAACACAACTACCACCAGATAAGAAAGTATGAGCTTCTATCGCGCTAGTATTGACTGCAACAGCTATCCCGTTCGCAGTTACTCCAGATGCAAGTGTTACATTAGCTGCTCCCTCATCTATAGCTGGGTTAGTAGTGCAACCATGAGTATTTAATGTCGCATCTCCTAGTCGGGCAACTGCTGGCATTATCTTAATCTTTCTAGTAAGGTTGTATAGACTTGTGGTTCGCGTTGTCCCACTACATGAAAATCTACTCTTACTTCATAATCATTAGTATCTGCAGATGCAACCACTATTACGTTATCTAAAAGAACTCTCGGCTCGTAGTTCTCAATCATAACTTCGATTTCTTTTTCTAAGATACCTGCAGATATATTATCTACAGGCTCAAACAGCATTCCTCTAATTCCTGAACCAAAGTTCGGGTCAAATTTCTTTTCTCCACGCTGATAGAAAAACAGGTTTCGTAATGCTTGCTTCACAGAATTGACATCATACTTTATGCCAATATCTTTCGTTACAGGGTTCACGACGAACGACATGTCAATATCTCTATAAATCCTTACGGGAGTTTTTCTTTTTGTTGCCATATCCTATTTATAATCCTTTACTCATAACTATGGAGTAAATTTTTTCTGCTCATTTTTGGCTGTGTCAGTTTCTTGCTTGTTAACTCCGAACAATGATTTATTCAATAAACTATTTGGATCTTTAGCATCTTCTTTAGCTTGTTTCGTTCTTTCTTCAGCAGCTTCACGAACATCTTCATACCTATCCAGAACAGTATTCTTAACTGCCTTGATTGGGTTTTCGGGTCTTTCTATGGTTTGTGATACCGCTTTACCCTTTTTGACAAACTCACCATAACGAGTTTGAACATTTGGAACCACTTCACATAATCTACCCAAATCACCTTGAAGTTCTGCAATCGCACCAATTAATTCCTCAGGATCTCCATAATCAAAGTCACCATATTTCTCACCCAAAGATCCAATAAATTCAGCTTGGTCTATAATATCACCAATCAAATCATTACCAGACGCAATAAATGATTGAAACTCTGTTGATAGCGATGGGATTGCATTCTCTAATGCCGCAACAGGGTCGTCAAGCATTCCTTTGAGGTTTTGCAGGTCTTGTTGGATTTGAACTGCGACAGCCAGCTCTGCATAACCTGGAATCGAAGCGACTCCCTGTGGCAAAGCAGCAATAGTATTTTCAACGATACTAACTGTGTTGTTAATACCGTCAACTAACTTACCAACTGATTCTGCTGGTCCACAACTCATTTCTTATCCTCCTAGTTAAGCGATATGCCACTTGGTCCATCAATATCGACGGTCGTGCCATCAATATCGACTGTTGCACCTGCATCAATTTTAATATTGGCTTCACCGCCTGCCAGAACATCAACGCCAGTCGCACCATCAACTGTAGCTTTTCCTGATGCATCAACTCCAAATGTCGTTGTCGTAATTTTTGTATCAGTAATTGAACCAATATATGCATTACCTGCTGACAACGAAATATTAGAAGTAGAACCTGCAGCAAGGTTAATGTCCTTGAGTGTTGTAATATCAGCTGAACCTAAACTACTGAACAGCTTGAATCCAGCAACAGTAGAGATAACATTCCTGCCACCAATGTTCTCGTTTTTATTACTTGCGATTTGAGTCTCAGATTTACCCTTGACAACGAGGTTATCAGTCCCAGCTGGAACGCCGCCAACAAATGGTATGGTAACATCTGGATCTTGACTTTGACAACCAATAACAGTAAACCGAGAGCCATCAACACTCAGTTTCTGATCAGAGATAACTTCAGTAACATCATTACCAACGATTTTCGTAAATCTGCCGCCACGGATCGTTGTGTAACAATCGCCACCGATATCCTCGATTTTATTACCATCGACCTTCATATTGACATCACCCTTGACTGACATAGTTAGATTTCCATCTACATAAAGGGTTTTATCTTTATAAACAAGTTCGAAATCATCACCAACGATCTTTTGAACGTGGTCACCATTATCGTGATATTCCTCGAATGAACCTGAAGTATGATAATTTAGAATACGTTTATTGTCAGGTGTATCATCGACTTCAAATACATGACCGCATTCTGTTTCTCGCACTTTATTATATGGATATTCTGAAACAGATTTTTTAACACCTTGTGGATCTGGCTCATCCCAACGCGGAACATCATCTTCAGTTTCACTCTTATTACTAACAGTCGGCGCAGTATCTAAAATGCCAGCGAAATTATCTGGTCTTGCCATTGGCACACCAGTAATTCTGGTATCTCTTCTCAATCCGAGAGAAATATGATTTTCAGCAACATCGCCACCCCTAGCAAGACGAGATAATGAAGACTCATCAATAAACTCTTCTTTCGGGTAGATACCATTTGGATCGTAGAATCCTGATTGTGTGTTTGGTAACTTTGTGTCAACACCGCCGAGAGA